CTTTGTCTGGGAAAAGGTGTTGTCCAAATAACTGGTTATCGGTATTCTTACCGTCCCAGTAAAAGTTTTTGTCCTTTGTCTTTACTTTAGCAGCACAAACTTGACCACTTTTGGTAAAGTAGTGAAACCTTAGTACTTCTCCGTCCTTATGGATTCTGTATTTTCGACAAAGTTCTTCGGATAATTTACGTTTTTTTAAGGAAACAGGTAAACCTTTAATCATAGGTTTGGTCTCGCAGTGATGATGGTGGTCTGGTTCTCCTCCAGATTCATAATGGTTACACACAAAACAATAAGTGTGTCCATCAGAGTAAACGCTGTTACCATCGGAAGACCCACATCTGTTACAAGGTGCATGATAAAGGAACTCTGATTCATCTGAGCCAACTTGTTGGGATTGCATAGTATGTACACCAAGGAAATCCATTCTTCTCAGCCCACATCGCATAGGATGTTTTGGAGCGTTTGGATATTTTGTTTAGCGGATTTTGAAATATGATTCTGATATCGAGATTCGGATTAGCTTTCTTTACAGCTTTCATCTTGCGTCTCTGATCTGGTGGGAAGTAGCCCTTGGCTTCTAGGTAGACATCCCCAACTTTAAAATCAGGGATGTACTGTGCTTCTATTACATACTTGAGTTTGTCACGTTCATAGGTATATTTAATACCAAGCTTATCTAACTCCTCAGCTATGTTCTCTTCTAATTTACTTCTCATTAGAAGTCATCGTCCTCCTCGACACTACAAGGTGTAGCATCTACATTAGGAGCATCAACCTTAAAACCTGTAGAGCTACCAAATAACTTAGCAGCATCCTCAGCAGTAAGATCTCCGTCATCGACAATACCAGCTCCGCTGTTAAGACTAACAACTTGGATAGCCTTTAGCTTTAATGATGTGCCAATGTCTCCCGTAGGTAGGACGTATGGTTTTTGGAAGAAAGCTATCTTTACTTTACTTCCATTATATATTGGTGTCTCTTTGTCTGTTATCTGTGTACCTTCAGTGTCAACAACAACTGGGATGAACTTGTCTCCATCTCTCCAGCTGAACTTAACTTGGTACATTCCAGGCTGTGTCTCAACTTCTTCCCAAGGCTCTGGTTTAATAGAGACTCTCTTGGGATTCTTAGCTTTAGACTTAGCCCATTCTAATGCCGATTCTCTTTCTTCTTCAAGTTCCTTTACTATCTCATCTTGCATGAGGACTGAGAGCTTATAGCCCCACTCCCCAGGTTTAAGGACAGCTTGGAAACCTTCTAGTAGAACGGGTTGTTTGGTGACGTGTGTTTGCATTTAACAGAAAAAATAAATGGAATTGGATACTACCTCTGGGTCAAGTGTCCCAACAATGGGTGGGGGTTCAGAGGCGTTAACGGTTTGTGCGAACTTTGTGAGCCAACAGTCTTCGGTAAAGATATTGGAGTAGGTTTCTCGCACAAGTTGATTGAGTGTTCCCATGTCCCCTGCTCTGCATAAAACAGAATCATGGATAACTGTGAATGGTTCATCGAATTGAGTAAATGATCTGTGAAGAATTGCTGCATCAATAGAATGAATAAAGTTTGGAGCTGTACTAGAACGATGGCGTTTAGGGCAGGGTGTTTTCTTACCATTAGGTATGCGTACGCTAGTACGACCTAATAGTTGTAACTCCATCCGTTCTGTCTCTATGACATCACGTCTCTGATTAACTACAAAACCAGAGGGAGTTTCCCACTCTATATACTTACCACCATTTCTTATGTAATCTCCTACACTTTTTTTGATCCAACGCATAACTTGCATAGGCCCAGGGACAATACAGTCCATAGAATTGTAGACAGCGTTTACTATCTGAGTCAATTCATCTTGCTGAACTTCTATGTTAGCTTCTTTCAATGCTTCACGTATATACTTACGACTACTATCCTTAGTAGCATTGTAGGGAATCGTCATCACTGTGCGTTTGCACACGGAACGAGTCATCCAAGGGTGCATGTAACTCGGTAGGAACTCTTTAGCCTTCTCTGCTACAGCCTTGTAAGCATCGCTCGGTTGTTTAGACGGAACGACATTGACTAACTCAGCTGTACTCTGATCTTTAGCAAGACCAGCTAGTATCTGTAGACCACTACATGTAGCATCTACAGCTACCATCAGACCAGTAGTATCCTTGTCGTGTAGTATACAGCAATGGTAGTATTCGTGACAGGCAGACATAAACTGCCAAGGTTCTTCAACATCTTCCCATTCAGAAAGATATTCTATCGGATCTATTGCAACCCTTGTGATTAAGTCTCTGTTGTTATCTACCCATTGTAACCTGTCAATAATCGGAGCTTTATCAAGCCCGAAGGTTGTGGCTACTTGGAAAGCTAACCATGTGTCAGCTGTTTCTGTAACTGGAGACTCATCAGCAAACCTTAATAAAGACTTACCAAAGTCTGTATCTTGTGGTGTAAGAAAAGCTTGAATAGGGTAGGCTCTACCACGATAGTCAAACGACCAACATAAGTAGAACTCGTCATCCATAAACTTTTCTGCTGCCTCTAATTGTGTTCTTGTTCTTACTGATCTCTTAAAATTAATACGATCAGCTGTGTGTGCTTCTGCCATAGCCCTTCGCCATGACAAGTTCTTCATCGCATCTTCCTCTGCATCAGGAGGACGAGGAGGTTTGAACGCTGGGGAAATTGGAATAAAC